AAATTCTCAACGGCTGCATCGGTTTGACCAAACGCATCTTGCAAAGTCAAAATGGCTTGTGTTTGCTGTTTAGTCAACTCGGTATTGTGGGTAACGGCATAGAATTTCTGGTTCATACCATCGACCATTTCGGTTGAGTTAGCCGCTGCCTGTGCCATTTGGTTGGTCATGTCAACCATTTTCTTACCTTCTTCAGCGTTACCCGTCAAGGTTAACCAAGTGGCGTTCATGGTTTGTTGGTATTTAACATATTCAGCACTGGATTGTGCGATTTCGTCAAACTTGCCCTTAATAGCTCCCAATGCGTTTTGGAAACCGTTACTAATCAAATTAGCTGCAAACGTAGCCCCAAAGATACCCTTTAAGCGTGAGGTTTTAGTTTCAGTTTCACTGACTTCACTTCCTAAGCGTTTAAAGCTATCTTTTAAGCGACCAATGAACGTGCTAGATCGTTGACTTTGCTCGATTTCATCATTCAGCTTGTCAGCAGCATTCCTAGTGTGTGCTAAACTTGTTGCCGTTTCGTCTAAAC